CCAAGCTGTCCGCGACCCCCGTTGTGGTCGATGCCACGATCATCGCCAGCAGCAAGAACTCGACCGCGATCAGCCTGCGGGTCGTCGCCGGAATCACGACCTCGTGGCCGCCGGGCGCGACCGTGTGGCTGCCCGGTGTGGACCTGTCGCAGATCGAGGTCAGGGGCTCCAGCGGGCATGCGGCGCTCGTGGTCGGAATGGCACCGCGGACGAAGCGCCGCGCGGCGCCGCAGACCGTCATGTTCGAGGAGGCCATCCCGGGCGAGCCCGGCGGCACCGAACCCGGCGGCGGGACGGGCGGAGGCACAGGTTGACCGAAGCGGAGACGGAACTATGGGCGGCAACGTGTACATGAAGTCGTTCTCGCTGGGCAGCCCGAGCTACGTGCGGCTGTCCGACACGCGGATGGTGATGGACGCCACGATCGTCGCCAGTGCGAAGAATGGCAGCTCCATCAATCTGCGTGTCAACGGCGGCACACCGGCGGCGTGGCCGCCCGGCGCGACGGCCCAGCTCTTCGGCGTCGATCTGTATGACATCGAGGTCCAGGGGCCGTCGGGCAATGCGGCGCTGGTTGTCGCGATCAGCGGGCGGGACGTGTAGCAATCAGGCAGTCATGGAGGACTGATCCATGCCCAATTTCGCTCTGGGGATGAACGCCAAGCTGTACTACGGCGCGGCCGGGAACCCCGCGACCACGGAAATGACCAACGTCCGCAACGTCACGCTGAACCTGGAGGCGGGCGAGGCGGACGTGACCACGCGGGCCAACAGCGGCTGGCGGGCGACGGCCCCCACGCTGCGCGAGTGCTCGGTCGAGTTCGAGATGGTGTGGGACCCGGCCGATGCCGGCTTCACCGCGATCAAGAACGCCTACCTGACGGCCGGGTTGATCGCGCTGAAGGTCCTGGACAAGGAGGGCGGCCAGGGGCCGGATGGGGACTTTTCGATCACGTCCTTCAGCCGCAGCGAGGAGCTGGAAGAGGCGATCACCGTCAGCGTGACGGCCAAGCTCGCCGTGTTCCGCAACTGGGTCGGAGGGAGCTGACGGCTATGAGGACGTTTACCGACAACGCCGGCCGGACGTGGACGGTCGCGATCAACGTGGACGCGATCAAGCGCGTCCGCGACCTGCTCAGCGTGGATCTGCTGGAGATTCTCGAAGGCAAGCTGATCGAGAAGCTCTACCGCGACCCCGTGCTGCTGTGCGACGTCGTCTACGCGGTCTGCAAGCCGGAGGCCGACGCGCGGAACGTGACCGACGAGGACTTCGGCCGGGCGATGGCAGGCGACGCCATCGAGCACGCCACAAAGGCCCTGTTGGAGGACCTCGTGGGTTTTTCCCCGAGCCCGAGGGATCGGGCGAACCTCCAGCGGGTGCTCGAAACGACGTGGTCAGTAATGGACAAAGCACGGGACGTGGTGGAGGCGCACCTGGCGACGGTCAACGCGGACGAAATCGTCGCCCAAGCGCTGGCGACGTCTGGCGGCTCATCTGGCAGTGCGCCGGAACCGCCGGCGTCGAGCCCGGACGGCTGACGCTGCGCGAACTGCTCGCGCTGGCCGAGGCGCGGGCGAAGGACGAGTGGGCGCGCACGTCAGCGCTGCTGGCTTTGCTGGCGAACTGCCATCACGACCCGAAGAAGACGCGGGCGTTCAAGCCGGCCGACTTCGACCCGTTCGCCAAGCGGCCGGCGCCCATCCCGATCGACATGGACAGTCTGAAAGCGGTGTTCCTCGAGGGGCGTTTCCCTCGCACCGAGGCTCCAAGGACGGAGGACAGCTCATGTGGTTCTGCTACCTGAAGACGTTTGCCGGCATTCTGCTGGCCCTTGACACGCGGCGCGCCGCTTCGCGGCACCGGTCGCGTGGCGACCGCCGGGCCTGGCCCGGGGCCGCGAGTCAAGGGCTGGCCATCCTGGCACTGTTCGGCATTTCCGGCTGCGCGACGCTCAATCCCCAGCCGCCGGTCGAGCATTTCGCCAACAAGCTGGCCGACGAGGCGATCATCCCCGCGGTGCGGGAGGGCCTGTCGCAGGGCGTCGAGCAGCTCGTGATCCAGGCCGGCGCCCAGGGCATCAACCCCACGTACGTCGTGAAGTTCTCGGGCAAGTGGGTCACCGGCGTGGAGGGCACGGCGTCCGTGGGCGTCGAAGGCATCGCCGGCCAGCTCCAGGTGTCCAGCACGGCGAGCGAGGAGACCGAGAGCAGCCCGCACCAGAAGGAGCGCGCCGGTCCGCCCGCCACGCAGCCGGCCACGACGGAGCCGCGCAGCAGCGCGCCGGGTGCGTCGTGAGCCGATGGATTCGATTCATGTTGGCGGCGGGCGCGCTGTCCCTTGACACAGCTGCCCGAGCGAAGCTCGGTGGTCGCTTCGCGACCAGTGCCGTGTTCCGGCACCTGCTGCGTCAAGGGCTGGTCGCGCTCGCCGCGCTGCTGTCCGGCTGCGCCGCGAGCCAGTCGCAACAGCGGCTGGCCGTGGCGCCGCCGCCGCCGGCATCGGAGCCCGCCAGCGAGGCCTCTGCGCTGGACGTGCAGCAGCTCAGTGGCCAGATCGTCGCGGGTGTACAGGCCGAGCTCACCAGCACCATCGAAACCGCCGTCGAAACCACCCTGCGCGCCGAAGTCCAGGCGACCGGCGTCGGCGGCGACGTCGCGGGCTATCGCAGCGAGTTCGGTGTGGGCGCCACGCTGGTCGTATCGCTGACGCTGCTGCTTGCCCTGATCCTGAGTCACCGCCGCGAGGTGCTGCGGATCAAGCAGAATGGCCGGCACAGCGCAGCGCATACCTGCGGGAAGCTCCAGACATGATCACGATGCGGATCAAGGACCTGTTTTTCGACAAGAAGACGGTGCTGCGCGCCGTCGACAAGGCCAAGCGCGCCGTGCTGTCCAAGGCCGGCGCGTTCATCCGCACGACCGCCAAGCACAGCGTCCGCACGAAAAAGGGCAGCGCGCCGCCGGGTAAGCCGCCGCACTCGCACGAGGGTTCGCTGCGACGACTGATTTACTTCGGCTACGACCGGGCCAGCGACTCGGTCGTCGTCGGGCCGGTCGGGTTCAAGCGCTCGACAGCGCCGCATGTCCTGGAGCTCGGCGGGAAGACGGAGGTCAAGCGCCGGCGCCGCGGGAAGGTCGTAGAGACGCGCGCGACGATCCAGGAGAGGCCGTACATGGGGCCCGCCCTGGAGAAGGAACGCCCCAATCTCCCGAAGCGCTGGGCGGGCAGCGTGCGGGGAGGGTAGCGCATGGCCGACACCCGTGGCATCCGCGCCGGGCGCGCGTACGTCGAGCTCGGCGTGGCCGACAAGCTGACCAAGGGCCTGGAGAAGGCCCAGGCCCGGCTGAAGGCGTTCGGCGAAGGCCTCCAGAGGATCGGCAAGGGCCTGGCCGCGCTGGGCGGTTCGGTGCTCGCGCCGATCATGCTGGGCGCGAAGGCCTTCACGGAAGGCGGCGACGCGATCGCCAAGATGTCCAAACGCACCGGCATCGGCGTCGCGGCCCTGTCGGAGCTGGCGTTCGCGGCCGACCTCTGCGCCGTCGATCTGGAGACGCTGGAAACCGGCGTCCGCAAGATGCAGAAGACGCTCGTCGAGGCCGCGACCGGCTCGGAGGGCGCCACGCAGGCCCTGGGCTATCTCAACCTCACCGTCGCCGACCTGGCCGACCTCTCGCCCGAGCAGCAGCTCAAGCTCATCGCCGACCGGCTGGCCGGCATCAAGGACCCGACGGTCCGAGCGGCGCTGGCGATGGAGATCTTCGGCAAGAGCGGCACGAAGCTCATTCCGCTGCTCCAGGGCGGCGCCGCGGGGATCGAAGCGCTCCAGAAGCAGGCCCGCGACCTGGGCCTGACCATGTCCAGCGAGTCGGCCGAAGCAGCCGAGCACTTCAAGGACACGCTCAACATCCTGTGGCGCGTGGTGCGGAAGGTGTCCACGACGATCGCGTCGGCCGTAGTCCCGCTGCTCCAGGAAGCCGCCGATGGCGCCATTCGCTGCACCGTCAGCGTGATCGGCTGGCTGCGCGCCAACAAGGCCCTGGTCGTGACGGTGTTCAAGATCGCCGTCGCGGTCACCGCAGCTGGCTTGGCGATCGCCGCGCTGGGCACGGCCATTATCGGCGTAAGCAAGGTGATCGGCTGGCTCGCCACGGTCACGAAGACCGTCGGCGCGGGCTTCTCCGTGATGATGACGCTTATTGCCGGCCTGACGAATCCGGTCACTCTGGCGATCGGGGCGATCATCGCGCTCGGGGCGGTGCTACTCACCTGTACGGACGCTGGCCAGAAAGCCCTGGCGTGGCTGGGAGAGCAGTTCGGGGTGCTGAAGGAAACTGCACATAAGGTAGTAGGCGGCATGGCCGACGCCCTGGCCGCGGGGGACCTCACCCTAGCCGCCCAGGTGCTCTGGGCCGGGCTGAAGCTGGCCTGGGAACAAGGTGCGCACACGCTGCTCCAGGGGTGGTTGACACTGAAGGGGAAGTTCCTCGGGATCGTGAACGACTTCGTCTACGGCGGTCA